GTCATCTAGAACCACAATACCAGTTCCGCTATCATTTGAAACAGGATATGAATGTGTTAACAAATAGTTTTTATATGATTTTTGATCAACATGTTCAGGAGACAGTGATTTAAAATATCCAGGAACCCTTAAACTTTTAGGATTTATAGAGTTTATAAGAGCCTCAAAACTATTGTTTACCATTTTCGGGGTATACTGATTTGATGCAGGAATTTGATACTTATAACCATTAAATGATCCATATTGAGCATGCGCATCAAGAGCATCATACGCTGCTTGTTTCGCTGGACTTTCGAACCATCCTGAACCGATTCCCACTGAACGATATACTAAAGCAAGTTTATAACAATAATCTAACGCGGCATCATAGATTTTAGTAGGATCGCCATTCCTATTAAGAATACTGTCACCCCAATCTTTTGCTACTGCGTCGTGAACATCATTCTTCAATGAAGTAATTTGTTGTTTATTCAGGCCAGAGCGCTCTTCTAAATCCTTAGCGCTATTATTCATCGCCTGAAAAGCATATGCTGCCCGTGACTTCGTTTTAGGATTATCAGCAATGTTATATGTCATCAGATTTGCGCCTTTAGCAACAGTCTGAATATTTGCCATAGCTAATGCAGCATTTTCCGGGTGTGCACTTAAAACAGTCTTCATGTCGTTATATGCATCTTCAGCGCTTTCAGAAGACATTTTTGCGGCTAATGCATTAAGTTGCTCTTTAGGTACAATCATTATTTTGCTATGCGGTATCCCCATTCCCTCCTGAACACTAATCATTGCATTATCTATGCTTGCCATATTTCCTTTCGTCGCGCCACCCATAGGCATTCCTGTAGCCAAAGAGAAATTCCCATCATCTGCTAACCCTTCTTCTCGAATAGCTGATTGTACCGTAGGACTTTTTATTGCTAACGCATAAGGATCTTCTTTTCTCTGATCCATAAGATTTTTTACGTCTTTTTGAATCAACATAAAACGCTTAGCATTCTGCACATCCCAGTTTTTTTTCAATCCTTCATGCATCATTTCAAGATTTCTGGAAATAACTACAGGAGAGGCATACTTGTTAGAATCCATGAATGTTCTGCGCATTACGGCAGTATCTAATGAACCGTTTATTTCTTTAACCTTATCAGGATCATCAGAATACATCTCTAAAACTTTTGATTTTAAATTTGTGATTTCCCCCTGTGTTCCAGCATTTACCCCATTCTCTAGTATGCGTGCTTCCATATCCTGTGCTTTTTTATCTAAGTTTCCATACATGGCCACCATATCTTGCTTATTCTGAGATAACATCCTGTTAAAAGTCATGCGCAATTTCATCTTATCGTCAAAAGTCAAATCAGATTGCGTTCCTTTATCAAAGTCTGCTAAAGCTTTTGCACCTTCCCCTTTATCAATAGCTCTCTGAAATGATCCCTCGTAGTTCTTCATACGAATAGTGCTTTTCATGCTCTCTAATGCTTCAGTATGATACTCAGGACTTATTAGGCCGGTATTTAGCGCACTATCCAGCATTTTCTTTGAGGTTGAATATAACCCTAGCGCTCCTGTGGTATCTCCGAAATAGGAAGCTTTAGATGCATCCTGAAGGTTGTTGTTTACAGACAGCTGTAGGTTTGACTTAAGAATGTTGTTATTTAGACCTTTTACTTTTGAAGCAACAGGAATGCGATTAGCCGTCCCATAATAATTCACAAGGTTTTCAGCAAAAGGTCTCAACTTGTCACTGACATTGGATAGCAATGTATTGCTAAAATTTGCATAGCGCTTGTCATATTCCCCAAGAGATGAAGTATTAAGGTTGTTTTCTACGTTCGCCCTTATTCCTAAAGCGCCATTTCTGATCTGGTTGTGTATGACAGATTTTTGCGCTTCCATCCCAGCTTCATTATAAACAGCGTCGAGAGGTGCAACCTCCTTAAGCGGCTTAAACCCCAGCTTAGATCCAGCCTCTTCTCCTGCCTCTTTCTCCTGTTGCCTTCTCATCCCAACAAATTGCTGGGTATTTCTCTGTTCAAATTGATCTAATTTCTCTCTTAATAGATCATCGGCCCTTCCGACAGGAGCAATTGGCCCAGGTGAGACCGCAACAGTTGGCTGATAAGTTTTATATGGCATTTATCTTTTACCTCCCATCGCTCGCCAGTAATCCTCGCCAAGGCTAGCAATATCCCCGAAAGCGCTCACATAATCTTCGTTTTTATTAAGGGTTTCCATTTGATTGATGTAGTTTGCTTTATACTGAAGGTTAAGAACATCAGCATTTTCATCTTCATCAAACTTATTAAACGCCTCTTCATTTATTGCTTTGAAGGTGCTAGATCCTGGAGAAACTCCATGCGCCGCCGCTGTAGCAACATTTGAAGAGATAATGGAATGCAATCTATCCAATCTATTTATAGATCGTTTTGATTCTGCCGCCCTCTCTTCATCCATACGTTCTTCTAATTCTTTCTGCCTAGCTTCCGTTGCTTTTGAAGTTGCAAACTCTTTGCCAGCAAAAGATGCCAGCGATAATGCTACCGGTAACCACATTATACTTCTACCTCATAACTTATACTTCTAATAGTTAATGGCAATGGGTCGGTTTGCGTTATAACAACTTCTTCATCATTGCTCCAACCCCCCATATTTGTCACCTCATCTATTCCAGACTTAACTGTTGGAGGTTTTCCAATCTCGTCAGAATCTAACAAGAACGAAGGTATTAACTTCCCATTTACTTTTATACCAATCGATTCATAAAAATCCAAGTATACTTGCTTAATTCTCTTTTTCCTGTAAAAAGTTTGGCCTGTTGATGTCTGAATGTTAAGCCGTAAAGGCACCATGCTTACTACTGAACCAAGGCCAAGGCTAACAGTTGACGCCGCTTTTTCCAAAGTTATAGCGTTATTGTGCACTTCCTTTTCGCCAACATATTCGCCATCGGCTGTGACATATACGGTTTTCTCATTCAACCAATCTAATCCCGTAATTACTGTTTGAGGACTTCCAAATGTAAACTCTTTGCTACAATCAGTATATACAGAGAAATCAATTTTCTCTAAATATAGTTTTGTCTCAGGAGTTGATGCCTCGTTAATTGTTCTTTCAACTAAAACATATACCTGATCATCTCTGGCGACCACTTGTCGATATAACCCATCTGTATCGCAAAGAGTCCATGCCCGAATATTTTGTGTCTCCATAGACTGATATACAGCCAATGTTCCATCACCATTAATGAGCAACATATAGACACCATCAATAAGCGATGGGTTTTCAAATGTTGCCATAGAAACCGGCGAGTTTATGAGATGTGCGGATAATAGGCTAATATTTATAGCCTGATATGCAGATCTTTGAACAGAATAGAACATTTCCCGTATAATTTTTCCACCCTTATCAACAAACAGCACTCTATTATCAATAACAACGGGACGTATATCGGCAATCCCATTCGAAGTTTGTTGGATATAATAAGTAGTTGATGGCGTTGCAACCTTATCTGAAAATGGTGGGGTTGTAAATTCCCCGGAATCTGTAAACAAAAACAAGTTTACCGCACTAAGACCGAACCGTATTCTACTAGAACCTGTTGCCGTAACTAGGTTTACAATTGCATCACTATCTTCTGCGGTACTATCATCGAAATTTGTGGGATCATTCGATGCGGATAATGCACATAACCCAGGCAGATCTACTGTTGAGGCCAACCCCATACGCCCCTGATAAAAGAAAACTCGTCTAGTATATTTTCTTCTAGGATTTCCAAATGCTGGCTCTGCTAAATATGCTTCCTGGCCTTCAATAGCGCTGGTGTCTTTAAAATCCACGATAGTGAACCCGTTCACCTGCGTTCCAGATGTATACGCAGTAATGCGCATTGTGCCCTCATTTCCGAAGAAAAGGCCACCAACATGGTCTGGGACAAAAGGACTACCGCCTGTAGCGGTTAGCGTGACTGGAGATGCCTTTGTACCTGATGTCCCAGAAGGAGTGAAAGTTACATTATCATAATCACGTCTAAAATCGTATGTTGGATAGTTCCGTATGGTTTCTAACTGAAGAGAATATTTTTCAGGTGTTGCCGTGGGATACAAGCTCCTTAACTCATAATCTTCATGAGCGATAATTATTTTATCATTGGACTGTTCCATTGAGAGTTCATTCACAATGTCTTCTGGATAAGGAGAACTAATTACCCCTAAATATACATCATTTTCGTATATTAGGATTTTTACATTAGCGAAAAGAAATAAATAATAATCTCCATTTACCTCTATCTCCTCCATTCTGATCTTTGTATAATCGTCTGTTCCGATATCTTCTGATATCAGAATCGATCCAAATCTACGAGTACCACCACCTTGAGGAAGAATAAGAGTATTTCTCGCTTGCTTTAAACCTTTATAATAACCATCAAAATCTATACGAGAATACAGTAACGGAGATAATTCGCCGGCAGTAAAGTTAGAATGTACGTATTGTATCGCCATATTATCTCACTGCTATCATTGGATTAAGACGAAAAGGCCTATTTGGTGCTGCCTTAGCTGACGAAGATACAGCGCGCTCACGAGCTTTTTCTGCCCTTAAGGTAAGAACCTGTATGTATTCGGCTTTCTCTGCAATAGGGAGCGCCAAATCAGCCGCCAGAGACGTCGTAAAGTATTCTATGAAGTCTGCTCTAAATAATGCGTTGCTTGGAAGATACCGGTAATCTAAAGTTACATCCTGAGAGTTTGCCATCAAATACCGGCCTTCGATAATATAAGGAAAAGTTTCAAATACCTTGTTTGCTGTCAAATAATCAGATGGTAGTTGAAAAGTATATTTCCAGTCAGGATTTATATACTCCCCAGGGAGCCTAGAAAGCTCTTGAGTTTTGTTTGCGAACCCCCAGAAATTATCTGCTAATGCTGCCTCCAACCGAATATCATACATCAGAGAGACATAATCCTCTACTGGTCCTAAATCAGAAAGAGCATTTATTCCTTTTCCAAGGTGACCCATAGCAAGCTGGATCATTTGCAATTTTGTTAATTGAGTTGTCATTTACATTCTGCTCCCAAACCAAGATGTGATGCACATGTCCATCATCCCGCAAAATCCTTCGTCAACCTGAAAGTTAAATTTCCATATTGCAAATCGCATGGCCATAAACAATACAACACATATTGGCCTTATAGATGCTCTTAAGTTTATTACCCATAAGCTTGGCGTAGAAACCACATCTCTGTTGAAAAACATGGTTTTAGCTTTATAAAGCTCACTAAGCGATGCAATGTACTTATCTATGACCTCTGGCTTCGTGGTCGCCAATGTTCCTAGAGTAGATTCAGGAGTATCAGTTTTTGGCCCCAAGAATTTCTTCTTAATAAAATCAAAAACCGGAGGAACTACAAGCCCTCCTAGGGCCATTGCTGACTCTAATATCATAAAAATCTCCTATAATTCTTGCAACACAAATCGCTCATAATTATCAATGAACTGGCTTTCTGTTGCCTTTCCACCCCTTTCTCCTGCGCCATTCCAGTATTTTTTATAGTATCTTGCCAACCCAAGAACATCATCTGGATCCGGCAAAGGCTCAGGGAACCTCGCATAGTGCAACCTAGCCATAGCGGTAGCAAATGCCAAATCATACGTAAGCCTATCAAACTGGTGCTTTAAGTACTCCAATCCTGGAATAGAAAACATTCCGCATAAAAGCGATGATTCACTCTCATTGAATGCAAGATAATTCTCTATATCGCAAATAAAAGTTGGCTTTTCATGCTGGTATATCCCCCTAGCTGGCCCTCCTTCAAGTTGTACTAAATAATGCCCCATCAAAGTTTCTTGCGCGCATGTGCCTAGCAGTAGATTTTCAGAAGATTGAGACCATTTTCTAAGGCCAATACATACAGGCTTTATAATATATTCTGTAAGATGCTCTTTTTTTATTCCAACCTTCATACATATACTCCAAAATTATATTCCTGGCGTTGGATTTACATACAACCTTGTGGTACCAGTCGTTGCGCCCGATGCAGCAAATGTGGCGACGCCGGTAGCTCGCGTGATTGTCAGAATATAGGAGTTAGCAAACCCATTAATATTTATTGTATATTGATCTGTACCTGCTGTGTTCAAATAATTAATAACCCCCATTGGCCCATTATAAGCTGCTGCTCCATTTAATAATTGACTTAAAAGCTCTGGGATAGCAGGATTATATCCCACTTCAAGTTGAAATACATTTACCCTACCATCTGTAGCCTCAACCATTATCTTATAAATCCTGTTTTTCTGAAACCTGAACGTATTTACAGGGGTCGCCCCTAGGTTAGAAAATGGTTGTGTACGCTTCATCACATTGAGATTTAATTCGGATGTCGCATCAACAGTATTTGTACCGAAATCATCATCCCAGATAACGGCATTCGAGTTCAGAACGCTATTATTTGACAGCGCATATATCGGTCGTGCCGGTGAATTATACGCATATATATCTAAGGTGATTGTCGAACCATTTGAAATCAATATTGAAGGTGGCCCTCCTGCACTTGTGTTCTCATTTATATTTCTCGCTCTTACATATATATTCCCAGCAGATCCGCCAGTCTGAGAAAATATAGGGCCCGCTCCTGTGCTATTGTAGATATCTCCCTCACAGTTAATAAATAGATTGCCAGATTCATTGCTTACCAGTTGATTTCCTTGCAAATAAATCTCTGGGGCATTAATAACAATAGCTTCAGATGCGGAACCTCCAGATGTCAAATCTTGCTGCGCCTCTATCTTATTTACAGCTGTAACTGTAAATATATCTGTGGTACCAGTTTTAGCAAAGCAAGGATTAAATCCGCTGGATAACCCTGTTAATCCGCCATAATATATAAGCGATGACCCATCAGATCCTGTTACTTGACATGGATATCTGGTTGCCGGAGTATTGACGAGAGTATATGGTGGCAATGTAACATCTGTTGTTATTTCCATTCCTCCTGGTCCTCTAATCTCAAAACGATTAGAAGGTGTTGGCGTTAAAGCATTTACGGCGGAGATTGCAGCAGGAAGCGTGGCGAATGCAGTAGTATTGCTCTGTCCGTCATTTGTGTCGTTACCAGCAGAATTAAAATAAAAAATATTGTTTAGTGGTAAAGCACTTCCTCCGCCGGCTTGTGCAACATCTTGCTGAACATAAATATTATTTACTTCATCCCATATCAAAACGAGAATATCGCTCTGCCCAAGCGTTATGCTTGACCCAGAATGCAATACTACCCCATTACCATTTACAAATGTAAGGGTATTCGTGTCGCTGGTTCCGATAATTGCCAAATACATACAGATTGTAGGATCAGTTGGCTGCGCTATTTGAGGGTTAGAGGTCAAGGTTACAGGGCCACCACTTCCCTGAACATAGATTACAGAATTACCACTAAACAGCGTGTCTGTTGCAGAAAGAGTTTGTGTTGCACTGCTGGAAACATATAAGTTACCACTAGTTGAAAGATCTACATCATCTCCGTTATTTGCAACTTGTATGACACCATTAATTTCATCTTCTTCATCGTGGACTGATTCCGATCTAGTCCAGATTCCTCCAGACGAATGGTCAATAATATGCCATATCGCCGCTCCTGTAGATGCATCCACGCAGATAAAAGCAGTATCTGTCGATGTGTTTACTATGACATTTGATACTTGATAACCTTTTGTATTGTCATCAGTTACCAATGGATCTGAGGTTTGACTAAATACCTGAATCTGTTTGTTTGTTACTTGAGCCATTCCGGCCTCCTATAAATTATTTTGATGCGCCGCAACAATTTCACCGAGCAATATCTCATCCTCTCCGGATAACTCGCTTTCGAAAGTTATTGTACATTCAGCTCCTGAGCAATTTATATCAAATTTCTGCGAAAACTGGGGATGATTGTTAATCTCTTGATAGAGCTTTATTTGCTCGCCTTCCGCGTCCACACGAAGAGGGTTGTTAATGTCATATACCCCATCTACGAGATGCCTTGTATATTTATATTCAGCCATGCTTTTCCCCTTAAATGTTATAAACCAGTTTTATGCCGATATAATCAATAGCTCCGCCTATTCCATTATGATCAATGTCAAACCCCACATAATCTCCAGCACTTAAAGCTGATAATACAGGTGCTATGCTATACGATGCTAACTGGTTTGCTTTCCCAGTAAAGTCATATGTAGTGGTGGTATCTGTCTCAGAATGGATGTTATAGGCTTCTCCAACTGCACCATAATCACTTGATAGATCAATATCTTTGGCTGCACCCGCTGCGCCCGTTGAAATGATTCCGACAACCTCGCAACTTACTAAGGACGCGAAATCTGAAGGAACGCAAAATGTGAAATTATGAGCCCCAGTTCCACCTACTTCCCGTGTTCTGAAATTTCCTAAATTTGCATTGTAACCAGTCCCTGCGAAAAACACCTCCTTTTGTGTTAAATTCGTTATATTAACCGTACTTTCAGAAATTGCCCCACCAGAACTTTGCATAACTTTTCCATTAGTTAGCGCTGCGCCAGAATTTGTTCCACCCTGCGCAATTGATAATGGCGTCGTCAATCCAGACAGAGAATTAATATCACTATTTGCTCCATTAGCAGCACTGCCTGAGTGTGGATTTGCTGCGCCGGTATGTGCGTTTAGAGTGCTGGTTGAAACCGCGTTCGTCACTTCCGAAACATCGTAATCGCCACTAGCGGGCAATACAGCCCCTGTACGAGCATTAAATGATGTTACAGAGGTTGCTCCTGCCACATAGTTAATTATAGCTGTAAGCTCGTCAGGTTGCCCAGGAGCGGATGGCACAGATAATGCAACACCGCTATATGTCAGATTGGTGCCGCTAAGTGAGTATTCTGTCTTAGGCAGTAAAACACCGTTAAGATAAAGCTGAAATGCTTCATTGCTTGCAGGCGCTTGAGAAATCGTAAATGCAGTTTGTCCCGGAGCGGTTATTTGCATTCCTGCAAAATAGTTTGGGTCAGTCGTATTTGAGCTGTTCATCGTGGTTGAAACACCAGATGGCTTCGCATTTATCTCATTAATTGCGCCAATTAATGTTTTGTTGGTGGTATCACAGGAAGTATTTGAACCGTCTCCTAGGTTTACAGCCGTCGTGACATTATCATCTTTTAGACCACCACCTTGCAGATCAAAATTACGCGGATCGTTTACCGTCTTTACATCAGTTCCATCATCGATAAATATCGCAGCATGCCCCAGCGCGACATATAGCGTTCCATTCCAAATTATTTCATCTCCAGCAAGAAATGACTGTCCAGTATTGGTTTTTGTCGGATCATTGTCTGTGACATTTGTCCCTATGACATATGTCCTACCCATATCCTCATTTGCTTGTGCAACTGTAGGAAAGTCTGATGCAACATTAATAACCAAAGGAGGCAATGAGCCTCCTCCAGATCCAATATCTTTGCCCATTATGCCGCCAAGCATAGGGAATTTTCTACTAGTCATATTTGCTCCCCTACTGACTTAATCTAAGATTTATGGTTCCAGAGGTATATTCGCCAGTTTTGACGCCGGCCCTATATTGAACCTCTTCATCAGGAACAATTCCAACGTCTTCCCTTTCTGAGGTATATGTTGAAACATCTAACCATGTGCCATCATATAAACCAGTAGCCGGATTGGTAAACCTTCGTTGGATAGTTACTGTAGCCGTAAAACTTCCAGAAACGGAAAAGTTAAATGGACCACCATAAAAAGCTATAGGATCGGTGAAAGCATTGTCAGAAGCTATGGTGGCTTCAACTTGGCGAGATAGAGTACCCATTATTTATCTCCAAAGTAAAAGGGGCCCGAAGGCCCCATTTTGTTATAAGGCGCGATAAACTACATACGTAACCACATGATCCGCCGCGGGATCTCCGCTAAATGTAACGGTTATGGTATCAGCAGCAGTTGCAGCAGCCGTCAAGATGGTTCGAGGTGTAGCGCCTTCGGTATGAAGAGTAACCAGAACCAAATCGGTATCTAATACGCCTGTAACGGTGATTGCTTCAGCAGCAGCGCCGCCGACAGTCGTATGTTCACCAGCATATAGTGGTACAACAGCAGCCGCATTGTAACTTGCAACTTCTATATTAGTAGTAACGCTTGTTACCACAACGATATCGCTAGCATCTGAAGCCTTAATAGAGATCAAATCCCCAACCTTCAAATGGCCTTGCGTTAATAAAGTATTGAAATAGCCTGCTGCCTTCACAGTTGCTAAAGTATCTGCGCTAGTCAAATAATGATACGCGATGCTAGTTCTAGTGTTGGCAGTGCTTGACCATCGGCCAAAATAGTTAATATCAAAAGACATAATTGCTCCCCTTACTTAGATTCATCAATGTTAATTTCTACGATGCCAAGAGGATCAATAGCGATCCCAATAGCCTTATAGATACCATTTACAAGCCAGGAGGTTTTGTTTGGAATATAGTTAATTTCGGTTTTGAAATTGATTCCAACGCCCAAGCCAAGCGCTTGCTTATGGTACATATAACACTTACGTGCACCACCAATTGTTCCAGGCAACCCACCAACATCTGACATTTCTGGAATGACGATGATGCGCGTATCTAAAACAGTTTGACCATGTAGTCCATTCTTATTTAGAACGTTGTTTTTGATATAATCATTGTTAATAAATTTATCATCAGCCAACAAACTACGTTCAGCCGCAGTACTCATGATCAGAGTTCTTTCATTTCTAGGAACTCCATCATAGTTTAGCAACGATTCAGCCTCTAGGAACTTGGCATACGTCATATTGCTAGTGCCAATAGCAACGCTTTTTGTAGTACCACTTCCAGAGTTTGCATCAATAACCAATTGATCACTTCGACGTCCCAATGCAAAAGCGATGCATGAGGCAAGTTCTCTTTTATCATCGATATTTACTTCTTGCTCATCGAAGATGTCGCTATATTCAGCAGCATTCCAATTAGTCAAAATTCCAGTTTTGAAAGAATAATTGACATTCATCGGGGTTACATCATCTTGTGGAATCTTGCTTGTTGCAATACCACGACCCATCACAGGGAATTTTACTGTTTTACCAGTAATGTTATCTTTAACACGAACTGTATCACGTAGCATCCAGCCTTGTGCTTGATATTCCGCCTTTACCATTGCATCAAATTCGGTAACGGCGATATTGCTCAAATTAATTGACATTTTGATCACCTCAAAAAAAATTATAAAAAAATTTTATTTCGGGTATCTCAAAATAAATGAGGCCGAACATTGCTTCTACGGGCGCAAAACGCGGTATCCACAGATGCTCTGCTTAAGATATTACCAAATGGTAGGCAAAAGTAAATAGAATTATCTTAAAAATGGCTATTTGTTTGCTTCTACCCGCTGCAACATTTTCAATATTCTCGATCTAAACCCATTTGTGTCTTTAATGTAATCATCATAATTGTCTATAATCAGTCGTTGGATTTCCTTTTCTGATGGGGCGCTTGTGGTTGTTCCCTTGGTAGGTATGCGTGTTTCCCGCATCTTGCTCCGCATCTTTGCCAAAAGCTCTAAAGAATCCACATCAGTAACAAATGCGTCTAATTTCCGTGCTTCCTCTTCTGTGAAATTGTTATCTACCCACTGGGCAAGAATCTGCGCCTTTTCTTGTTGCTCTGGCGTCAAGCTTTCAATTGTTTTCTGAACCCGTTCGTGTTCTTTGCGAGAATTATCAAGAAACAAATCGACCATTTGGTCTACTTTGTCTTGGGACATATTCCAGTCAGAGGCCATTTCACGGAACTTGACGAACATCTCGTCTTCCATATCAATGTCTTCTTTAAACTTATCAAAGCTATACCCATCCTCTGGTTTTCCGGTAAAAGCGCCTAGCTTTTTCTCAAGCTCTTTATATGCCTTTGCTTGCTCTGAAACGGTTTTATACTTATCACTAAACCATTCTGGCTTTTCCCCAGCCCCAGGTATTCCCTGGTCTAGAAGCCATGCGCCTAGCTCTTGATCGTCAACGTTACTTTCATTTGATAAGCCTTCTATTTGCGCAGAAGGATCTGAATTTTGCTCTGATATTGCAGCATCAATCCGGTTCTCTGCGTCCTGTAGTACAGACAATGAATCTGTCATTATTGCATCTCCTCTTTATTTTTAAAAATAGTCGCCATGTTCTTTAGTTCGCATATCATATCATTCTGCCCAGCCCTAAAACCAACATAATGCTCTCCATAAAGCTGAGCATTCATCGGATCTATAATGGGTCGGTTTACAACAAACTCTTCTATGAGCAAATCTATTAATTGTTTTCCGTGATCATTCGCTATAAACAAATGATAACAAAGGCATTGAATGCGCTCTAAACGGCTTATTTCTTTTTCACCAGTCGAAATAGTTTTATATTGTGTCATATTATTGTTGAGGTTGTCCTGCTAACTCTGGGATTTGTTGTGCTTGAGGCTGTGCTTGCGGCAATTGTTGCCCAACCACTTGATTAACTTGCGCAGCTAATCTTTTAATTTGATCAGAATCTCTAAACAAAGAAGGATCCGTCCCGCTCTTCTCTGCGATCCAAGGCACTACCTCTGGAATATTAACGGTTCCAATAGCCATTTGCGGAGTAAATACACCAGCAAGTGTTTGATATGCTTTAGTAAATGCCATTATGTCTTCATCATTTTGGCTCTGGATTAGAGGTGATTCGTATTTAATAGATACTTCTTTCCCGTCCAATTCTATAGGGGGGAATAACCCTTTTTTCTTTAGGATATAGACGCATCGCTTAATTAGAGGGGTTAAGAACTCAACTTCAAACCGTCCAAACGATGGGCCGACTTCTTCTACAAAAGCCTCTTGCTTTAAGGTAACTTCAGTGGCTGTTTGCTCTGGAGTTTTCTGTGGCATGTTAAATGGATTAACTAGGAATGCCTGACGAATATCATTCCTATAACCTTCTATCATCATCTCAGCATATGAAAGATTTGGCTGAATATTTAATGGCTGTAATGGTGGGCGAGATGCCGACATGTTGGAAATAGTTATTATTGTTCCAGGTTCTACCCTAGCATTTGATGGGTTAAATACGCCATCAGAATAGCCAAACATGGGGGGATATACTGAAAACGCTGTCCCCATAACGAGATATTCAACCATCTTATTTAGAGATCTAATGGTTGGAAGCATTTCTATTGCAGGCCCGCGACCCAACACATCCCCAGGTAATCTAGACCAACGGAAGACAATCCACGGAGAAGAATCCATCTCATCGTCTTCTAAAATAACTTCGTTGTCCTTGCATAAAATAACCTTGTAAGAATATTTATCTTTTTCCTCGTCGTATATTGTGCCTTCAAAAACATCATACTTTGCCTCTTCATTTCCTGAGGACATGGATATTATGTTTTCTGGGATTGTAGCATCTGGCCAATTAGCTCTAATTTGACGAAGAGCTAGAGGCTCATAATCACGCCATACGCTTCTAATGCGTCCCTTACTATCTTCTTCAAAATATGCGTTGTGTGTAGGAACAGCCGAAAACTGTAATGGGCTGTTATCTGGTCCCTCATCTATTTTAATGCACCCAGTTCCAAATATAAGATCTGAGTATGCCTCACTAATGGCAACATCCACCGACGATTGATGCAAATATGAGTATAAAACATCATTTGCGGAATATAAAATCTGATCAAGTTGATCTTTGTTTTGTATTTTTGAGCCGCTAACTAATGAACCCCATCGTTTAAATGGAGGTGTTAGAACAGAATGCAATTTTGACACCAACGACCTTGCTGATAGAGCTGCGGTGTTGTCATAAACATCTCTGTTTTTCTTTTCGCCAGGAGTATTTACAGTGGTAGAGTTCTGATCCCACAAATTTCTGTTTGACTGTATAAAATAATATGCCTCATCTAAAAGGCTTCTCCACTGAGTGGTTACATCCTTTGCGTTTGTGTAACGCTGCAATAGGTTTTTATCTAACTTCATCCGAGGGTGGTTCCAGCTTGTTGGTTTCTAATATTTCCCAAAATACCCCTAGGAGCACCTGACGCGCCCATATCTAAGGATTCTCCCGCTCTAGACCTAAGCAACTTTATTCGACGAAGTTCCATTTGCCTTTCTTTCTTAGCTTGCTCCTTCTCCATCCTTATTTCTTCAGCTTCTTCCGGAGGCGCCGTTAATTTTGTTGGCTGAGTACCTGTCATTACATGATCTCCCGTATATTTGCTATGCCGTACTTTTTCGTAAAGTTGTATGAGAGATCTTGCATCTTCATTAACTTTTTGTATAAGCCGTACGGTGTAAGACACCACATGTTTAACCCCATAAGGTGGATTACAGAATGTACACATGGGCTAATAATATTAAATCTACTCCAAAAGCGCAAACGTTTTGTTGGTATTACATCTAACGACAATACTGAATAGCAGTCGTCATGACAAAGCGCTCTTACATAATCATCATCATGCATGTCTTGTAGAACTGGATGCAAAATTATCTCATAAGCAGCCGTGTCTTCAAATTGAATCCACTTTCCATCCTTTTTGAAAACAACTCCAACATGGCTAAACCCAGATGGAAGAAAATGCTTTATGAATCTGCGCGTGTTTCTGAAGAACAAATAATATCGCACTATTTTTTTGCTCGCTTTTCTAAAGTTCTGCGACCTGCGGCCAAAAGGCCTTTGAATGCAAATACAGCTCTCTTTTTAACAGTAGGGCCGTATCTTCCTGCGAGAGCAGCGCGCTTTTTAGATTCTGGAATATCTTCCCCTTGCGGTACTCCAAGATCTCTGTGTAACTGCCCTTTTTTAAATTGTACCTTTTCCTCTCCCTTTTTACGGGGAAGGATCGTAACCATCTTTTTAGCTATTGCCATGGCATTTTCCTCAAATAATAAACCTAACAATAGTCACGCTTTTTCCACCTTTCTCACAATTTATGGCGTCCGGTGGGGCATCTAAATCTCCATCAAAGCACACTTTGAAAAAGTAGTGCATCTTTAAAACAACTTGCCGATAAAGTTTATCGATGAGTTGTTTATTTAATCTCATTTCTCTAACCCAAGAGCGGCTCGTATTTGATCTATCTTTTCTTCTAGCTCTAGATCTTTACAAATTCTTGCTTCTTGCTCAACTATATCCATGAGTTTCTTTGCACTATCCATATCAAGCTCACCGTCCCACATCGCTTTTCTGATAGAGCCTGCATCAGTTTTAGGGTTTCCGGTCGTTGGTCTTCTGAAACCTGTACATCCAGCCATTCTGGAAACAGTCCACTGCCTCGCTTCATATCGAAGCTTGCGCATTTTAACCTGATCTCCAGGAGCGAAATCACCATTTGGATCATATGGCTCATCTACAATCTCGATTATCTCCTCAAAGAATCGAGTAAACTGAAGCTCGCGCGCCATTTTGTAGAGAGGTATGATATCAGGATCACTACAAATTACTTTTTGTAGATTTCTATAGGTTCCCTTGGGATAGATTTTTTCTTTGCAAATCGCTGAAACAGACTTTCCAGCAATCATTTTTTCGAATATTGAATTAAGGATTGAAGCGGTTAGCTTTCCGGGATACTTTTTTTCGGGAATGTCAAACGAAGCCATTACATTTCCAGAAGTTATAAATAATCAATTGTAGCGCGTTATACAGGTCTGCGCAAGGGCCTTCCGATTGCTTTCTCTATTCTTTCAATTCTGGTTCGAAGTGACTCTATAGTCTTCATCAATTCAGTTATTGTGGGATTTTTAGGTCGTGGCATCTTTATTTTCTCCTTATCTCTTCAATCGCCTCAAGCTTGCTGATCCTGTCGCTAAACTTATCAAGTCTCTCACGCATAACAGAAATACTCGCTTGAGCACCAATGATGTTCGCCGAGTTTCTATTTATGTTAAGTTTGTCTACCTGTAGATCCTTGTAAAACTCGAAACCAATTGCGGTGGCTTTAGCAAGTGTCACGCTAATTGCAACGAGCCAGACTAACTCCCTCAGTCCAAACTTACTGCCTTTTGTCATATAAGCATTCTGCAATCAAAAAGAGACCTACTGTCTCAGGACGATTTAAGATATAGACATTTTTTGAACAAGTCAAGTTTCTTCGGAAGAGTAACCCTCAGAATTAAACGCATAATCAGAATATTCACCTTCTTTCATTTTTCTATTCCTCTACACGCCTAAATGAGCGCAATTCCCATCTAAGCTTTGTTATTAGTTTCTTTAGATTGGCAATATCTTTTTCATATGTTTCTTTTAATACGTATTGCTCATCTGGTTTTACCCGGGGATCGACGTTGGGTACAGGATATAGGTGCCTAGGCTGACGCGGTCGAATTCTTCTCATCATAAATGCATCTCCAGTGTAGGTTGGGGCGCTTAGTGTTCCATATCCTTGTGGTGATATGTGCTTTTGCAAGCGCCCCGTGACGAGAAAATAGCATTAGAACCTCTCGTCTTAAGGATGGGAGAAAAAAAATAAAAAACCCATCCAATTTAAGTGGGACAAAGGTCATCAAATTTCAAACTTTAATATTATTTCTGGTTAATAAAAAAGTATCCTTTGCCCTATTTTAATTTTACCCTCAAAATCGCTAAAAGTCAAGCTGGGAGCAGTTTCCAGGTCGGGTACTTTTTCCTTAAGATCCCGACTATTGTTCACTTTTTGAGCAGATAGTCAAAGTCTATCTTCCATTCTCCTCACGCTTAAATCTAAAAAAGTTTTCGACGGCATGATAAGTCATCGCGTATGCAAGATGCAAGTCTGAGCCAACAATTTTTCTAAGTTTTTCTTCTTCCTTGTTTCGAACCATAAGGAAATATTCCCAGTTAAACTGATTTCCATTGGTTTGCTCGCCGAACACATCCCCGAGTTCTTGCTTAAGATCTGCGTATATTTCTCCTCCCTCTAGCTTTTCGAAGCACATGGCGTAGTGCTCAGGACATATCTGGATAACTCCTTTTTTGTGGGTGTATATTCTCTTAACTCCTTCTGTTTTTCTACATACGCTACAGCGTATCAGGGGCTTTGTATTTTGCTCTATGTGTCCCATTTTTTCTCCTTCGTGTTCGTTAAAGCCGTGTGGAGCTTTCCACTGGCCATTTTTTATTAGGTGCATTGCTATGTTTATTGCATCTGGCACTTGGTGATAAGTTCCCGTACCTGAGATGCACATTAGCCTTCCGCTTGTAATCGAATACAGAACCTGCTGTTTGAGTTTTTCAATGTTAGATTCATCGTCACAAACCTTTTTTAGTGATTGCTCAAGGTAGATCAAGTGTATTTTCTTTATTTCTGGTTTTTCATTGTTCATTTTTTTAACCTCAACTCTGACTGATACCTCTGGATACTGTGAGTAAGAATCTTGGTAGTTAGTTTTATTAAAAATATTATTTATTGTTTTATTAAGTGGCTCATTCTTTCTGCGAGCCTTGTCGTATCTGGGGTTCTGGCATCGGCTTTTAAATGCGTTTAATCCGCGTTCTGTGAACACAATAATATGCTCTCTGGGATTAGGGTACGTCCTGATTATTAACCCTAATTCTTCCAATATTGAGAGATATCTCTTAACCGTCGATCTAGACGGATTTCCTTCTATAACTTCGCTTAAGGTAGAATTAGATGGGGTACAAAATCCTTCGCTCTGAGACGAATCTAGAGAGGACAAGTAACAAAAGAGATAAATCAATCTATCTCGTTTTCGTCTGCTGAAGACCTGAAAAACAACCTGAAGATTTGTGAGTAATCTTTTTTCCATAACGCATCACTTTAAAAAGGGATCATATATATACCACCCTCCACAAATCTTGTCACGACATTTCTTAAACATTTCATGTTTGACAAGCGATTGTTCACATATTATACTATTGCGCCTAATAACAAGAGAATAACAATATGAACTCATTACCTGCTCTTCAAAGAGCCATAGACATCGTCGGAAGCGAACGAAAGCTAGCGCTTAAGCTTGGATGTGCTAACACCCTTGTAAACATGTGGAAAAAGAAGATCATAAGGCCAAACGATAGCGCTGATCGAGTGCTCCCAAAGTGGGCCATAAAAATACAAAAGATAACTGATGACCAGGTTTTAGCCGCATGGTTGGCACCTTTTTCTTACAAAACACTTGTATTAAAATCAGGAACTTACAAAAATTTAAAGAAAAAGTGTTAAATAAAGCTTGACAGAGATTCTTCTCAGGATTAATATTACCTCGAAGCTAATAAAAAACAACTCATTAGTCAATGGAGAAGCGCCGGGAAATAACATAAAAAGCCCGGCGCCGCTTTAAGAAAGTTTATAGGAGATACACAAATGAACACTACGACAAGATCAGCAGTTCTGCTAGAGATCGTCTCTGGATTAATCAACATACTTGTAGAGGATGCCTCTGAGCTTAGAGCATGCGATGCAAAAGTTGACTATATTTACAGCCTAAGAAATACCTATCAAGAGATAGCATTCGCAAAAAGGGATTTAGAAGACATTTAAGGAGAAAGTCATGAAAGGATTACACTACAAAGACGCTATTCGCGCGATTCAATTACTAAACAGAGCATATCAGGTTGGCCATTGCTTGGAAAACCCAGCAAACATACAAATGATAGCTCTTCCATTAATGCGACATTACTCTAAAACAGGAATGATGTGCAAACATTTACCAGAAAGCTCTTGGAGCTGGATTTTAAAAGGAAACAAGCCATGTTAACAAAATCAGAACTTATTAGAAAAATCAGACATTCCATTGAAGAATACCAAAATGATAAATTCAATCTAGAGGATACAATAAAGAACACCATCGAAATTGTGCTAGAGTGTGGATCTCCTCGATATGTCGCAGAATCACTTGTATTAGTACAATGCGCGATTTCTGCCACAGCAAAAATTCAATCGGAATCAGTCCACGATGAAGAATCTGAGTCAATAATCAATTGTATGCTTGAAGGTTTTGCGGCCGTATATGAAAGAATACTCAACTTTATAGTATCAGAGCACAACGAAAAACAGTTAGAAGGATAAGACAATGATTAAAGGCAGATATGATTTACCAATTGAAGAGCCAGAATTTGATGCTGATGCAGAGATAAATTTTTTAATGGCAGAAGATATATCCGAATTAAACTCTTTGCTGTCTAGCCTCTGGGAGCACGCAGAAGGAGTTTTAGACAAGGCGTATTGCAATGAAGCGTTTAGTTGCTCATCATTAGTTCGCAAAAATGAGAAGCTTTTAGAAATTCTTGGAAAAGTTAAGACTGAACTTGTATCAGCAATAAGCGATTACAGCTATTCAACGTTAGAACACGAGGGATTATTACCATGTTAATACTTACACGACGAGCAGGAGAGTCAATAATAATTAGGGACGATATAGAAATAAAGGTATTGGGTGTCAGAGGTAACCAAGTCTCAATTGGAGTAAAAGCACCTAAAGAAATACCGGTACATAGACAAGAGGTATATCAGCGCATAAAAATAGAGGAAATGGCTGAATCATACGGGAACAAATGACACGACAAAAGGAGATGCCAAAATGAAAACAGTTAAGTTAGTACATCCAAAAACAGGAAAGCCTTATAATGGCGCAGGAGCTGTAAGCTATTCCAAATGGTATTGTAGTCAAACAGTTGATCCTATTACAGGAAAGCGCAGCTCAAAGAGAAACGCAATCACATACTCTCAATTCAAATGTCGGCAACTTGTAGATCCGACAACTGGAAAAGTAACAGATCAAACGTGGGGCATACGCAGATCCACCTGGGATAATAATAGGATTGTTGATATTAATACAGGATTGCCTACGAGAGGACCTGGAGTAAAAAAATCCAGATACAAGTATGTTATGAAACTTATACGAGAAGTAGAAAAGGAGAAGCAAAATGTTTAAAGAAGACGACAGAACAAATTACATCGGAGGGTCTGATGTTGGTGCGATACTTGGGTTTAATCCATATCGCACCCCATTGGATGTATATATGGAAAAAGTTGGAGAAAAGAAACCATCAGAAGAAAACACATTTACTTATTGGGGTAAAACGTTAGAGCGGCCAATCATCGCTGAGTTTGAATACTTAACCAATCTTAAGGTTGAGGAAATGCCAATAAAATACCACCCTGACTATTCTTTTATTGCGGGACATATAGATGGATTTATACCGGAGAAAAATGCCATTTTAGAAATAAAAACAGTTGGACAAAATGCGCGATTTAAGTGGGGTGATGAAAATCACGACTTAGGAGAGCTAAAGTGTGAGCATTCAAGGGACATCTCATCAGGACTAAAAGGAAGTAAAGGATGCATCCCAGAATCTTATTTATGCCAATGCGTATTATACGCTTCAATATACAATGTGGATAAAGTATACATAGCTGTATATTTCGGGAACGATCTCCCATTAAAGATCTATATTTATGAGCGCAACCATGATCTAGAGCAAGCAACCTTGCAAGCTCTAAATACATTTTGGACTGCACATGTTCTTGAGGAGATCCCTCCAGACCCTTCAACAATAGAAGATTTGATGAAGAGTTTTCCTAATGCAGAAGAAAGCACCTCTATAATAGCCACCAACGAAATATCTGACATCCATGAAAAGCTACAATCTCTTCGAGATCAAAAAGAAGAAATTGAAAAAGAAGAAGAAGATCTTAAAAAGAAGTTAATGACTTTCATGGGAGAGGCAGAATCACTGGTAGATATAACAGGAAACTCTCTGTGCACATGGAAAAACATATCTACCAACAGGTTTAACGGCAAAGCTTTTAAAAAAGATCACCCTGATTTACACTCAAAGTATCTTGCGAAAAGTTCAAGCCGACGATTTTTATTCAAAAAAGTAGGAGATGAGTCATGAGCACCGCAGTCAAAAAACGTTCAACAAGTTTAATTGAAATATTACAAGGAGATTCTTTTAAGCGACAGATTGAGCTAGCGCTACCTAAGCATCTTACTCCAGATAGGTTTTTAAGAATTGCCTTAACAGAACTTAGAAAGAACCCAAAATTGATGGAATGTGATCCAAAGTCATTTCTTGGGTCAATAGTACAATGCTCTCAGTTAGGATTAGAGCCAGGAGATAATTTGGGACAAGCTTATTTGATCCCATTTAAAGCCGAATGCCAGCTTATTATTGGATATAAGGGGCTGATATCACTTGCAAGGAGATCTGGGCAGCTAAGTTCTCTACAGGCTCACTGTGTGTATGAGAATGATGACTTTGATTTCGAGTATGGGCTTGAAGAGAAGCTTAAACATATTCCAACTAAAACAAACAGAGGCGAATTATACGCCGTTTATTCGGTAGCAAAATTCAAAGATGGATCTTACCAGTTTGAAGTTATGTTTAAAGAAGAAATAGAAAAAATCAGAAAGACCTCTAAAGCGGCAAAATCTTCTTTTAGTCCCTGGAACACACACTATGAAGAAATGGCACGCAAGACAGCTATTCGTCGGATAGCTAAATATCTGCCGTTAAGTCCTGAGTTAGCAACCGCAGTTTCTATTGACGAAAGAGCAGATATAGGAAAGCAATCACAAGATCTAGAACTAACTTTAGTTAATGATACAACAGGAGAAATAATTGAAGGATTGTCTTTTGACGAGGAGATCCCTAAAGAAGAGGGCACACAATCAGACAAACTTCTAGAGGCACTAACAAGTGAGTAATTATGAAGATTGACTCTATACAGAAGGAAACTGATAGCGGAAATAATGAGATTTCGCCAAAAATAAAAGAAAACCTCATGTTCTCGGACATAATCGTCTCTCTTGGAAAGATAGACAGAAAGCTGAGATTTTTGTTCGAGCAGGAAGACAGGAAAGATAATGGGTTTATAGTCTCTACGCAAGTAAAGATCTCAAACCTACTAGAAGGCATAGACGACATGATTACACATAAGATAAGGGATATCATAGAACTTTCCGATGACTTTGAAACATTTAAGGCTAACGCCATTAAACTTATAGGGGAACAACCATGAACATACTGTATAAGTTATTAGCCATACTAGGAAGTATATACATTTTGCAATTTTTGATGGCATATGTTTTAGGAATAACAATCAAAGATTGCGATAAAATTCACAAATGGGTAATGATTAATTTCATGCTTTTTTTTGGCGGATTAGTTATAGCTTTCGGAGTAACATTAATAATTATGATGATTTGTTACGCATGGGGGATAGCATGAATATACTTTGTAAACTCTACATTCGCCTATTCGAGTTTCTAAAGTCACACTTAGATGAAAAAAACAAAACAATATTTTTAGAAAAAGCTAAAAAACACACTAAAAGTAAAGAATTCCATTATAGAATGAAATGCATGTTATGCAATGAGTCTCTTACAGTTTTCGAGATAGAAATGACGCTAAAATATAGTCACGAACATAAAGCCATTTGCGAACGGTGCATATCTGAATCAAACAGAATGCTAGAACAAAGCAAATTATATGAAAAACTACATAGACTAGAACCTAACATAACCATACTTGGCGATGAAACAATTTATGAATACAAAATAGATGGAGTCTATCACAATATTTGCACAAGTCTCCCCCCCTTTCAGGACTATAATACCATAATTAATATACTTGCATATTCAGTGACACGACAACCTGATATGCAGTGCAACGAAAACCTAGGAGAAACAACATGAACATACTTTGTAAGCTACGCATTCATGATTGGCTTATATTATCCCATCGACATGAGGACAATATGCATATTTTCGAAAGAGTCTGTCCCAAATGTATGTATACAGAGCGAGTAGAAATAGTGCGTTGATAAATCAGAAAATGTAGGATCTGAAGTATCACGCAAAAGATTTTATTTATCATAAAATCCGATAAAGGGTATTATCGGAAGTAAAGAGGAGAGCTAATATGCATATAGAAATATACATGCTTCAAGATAAAATTGATAAACTAGAAAATAGAATATGTGCAATTGAAGACGAATTGCTCCATATGCGAGATTTTTTTTGCGATATAGATATGAAATTTTTACAATTAAGAGCAAAAAAAGAGGAAAAAAATGGAGAAATATCATGAAAAAGTATACAGCAAATCTTATAAAAGAGACTTTTGGGGATTTTTATATAAAAAATGCAGTGAAATATGCTTGTTATGGAAAACGTGATATGGAATTTGCTTTACGCGACTTTGAAAAAGAATATTTTCATACGGATATTGAAATCAATAAAATATACTTTAAAGGACCACTATTAAATATCAGTATCCCAATAGATAAAGAAGATTTATATAATTTGAGAGAATGCTAATATGAAGAATTTTACTGTTATATGCCCGGGTCCGTGCAATGCATCATGCTCCTTCTGTACTTGGAAAGAAGAAAGAAATCCGCTGCATATTGGCGCTTATATTAATAAGCTAATATGTGCCATAAAAAAGCTTCCAGTATCCTGTAAAGCCGTTACCGTAACAGGAGGAGAGCCCACTATTTCCAAATATCTTGAGCCTATTCTAGAAACCATAATCCACGCAAAAAGGTTTGAGCGCGTAGTATTAGCAACAAATGGCTCTAACTTAGAAGCAAATAGAGACCTAATATCTAACTGCATTACACACCTAAATATAAGCCGACACGCAGAACAAGAAAGCGAAAACAAAATAATATTTGGGTCGAACGAGACACTTACAGATAAACAACTTTCTAGCAACATAGAATTTTTCTCTAAAAATAGCATACCAACAAGAATTGTACGAGTATACAAAGATGAAGATAACTTAACTGATCAAAAAATATTTGATTTTGTAGAGTATGCTAAAACTATCGGAGCATATTCTATATGTTTTAGCCGGGATTATAGATTGCCCATCTCATCAGCTAGTGAAGCTGAAAAAAACATATTAAAAAAATACAAGCCCATAGCAGATGAGTCTTGTCCTGTTTGTTATGCTAGAGTATATCTAATAAGAGGGATTATTGTTATTTTCAAAAGTGCCGCACAGGAGCCGTCTGAAAGCTCAGGCGATGTTTTTGAATATATTTTCCATCCAAATGGTGTTTTATCCTCTGACTGGGAATCAAAAAATAAAGTTAATTTACAACCGGAACATGTGACATCTGATCAGCGAATGAAAGAGATGGAGGGGATTAAATCATGCGGAAGTCATGCCAATCCATTTTCTATTGGTGGATGCAAGTAAATGAATATAATCGATATATAAACAGAATAATTTAGAGGAGAGCTAATGTGAAAGTATATATCGTATGCAATGGCGCACTTGAACCAGAAGGGGTTTACTCTACGAAAGAAAAAGCAATCAACGCATTCAAAGAGGAGTTTAACGATAAAGAATCTTACTACTCATTAGATATATACGAGGTTGATTCAGAAGACGAATATAATGGGTATATAGATACAATAATTTAGAGGAGAGCTAATATGAAAGACATTTTTATCGTAACAGATGGATTGTATGACTCTTATAGTATATTGGCGGTATTTTCTTCCAGATATCGTGCCAACAAATATCTTAAAGAACTTCCAGAAGAAGAAAAAAACTATACCTATCCGCCGCGCGTAGAAGTATATCCACTTAACCCTCCCCAAACAGAGGAGAGCTAATGTGAAAGAGTTACAGTGCCAGATATGTGTTAAAAAGATTAACAGAAAAGAACACTTTTATATTTATACCGGATTTAGAAGTCTTAAGGATGGAGGAACTTCAGCGAACCTGCAAGAATTAGATACTCTATGTTCTGGTTGTTATATGTTCATAATTGAAGGTATTGATAAGTGCATGAACTTGCTACTAAAGTCTTCAAGTAAAAAGGAGAAACAAAATGATAAATCATGATGTTCCGCTATGGGTAGTACCAATTGCAGCCTCAACGATTGGTATATTTGCATACACACTTTTAATTTTATCCGAAAAAATAGGGAGAAAAGAACATGAAGAATAAGTATTCAAGGTATGATGATGAAAAAAGATCTAAGATGCTCGGTTATCGCGTTAAGTTAAGAAAAAGCCTGCTAAAAAAGGGGCGAATATCTTCAGAACAAGAAGAGCAAATACAAACAATGACATACGAAGAGCTTAAAAAAGCTGTTGGCGATAAAGATGCTTAAACTAATATATAAATTTCTATGTTTTAGCTTTGGAGTATTTCTTTGCATTATGGCCTTATTTTTTCTAGCTCCAATCATCGGATGTTTTGTTATAGGAATAATATTTATGATACTGTTTACGGTTTGCGTTATAGCAGCTCTAGAGGTTCTATCCTACCATGATAAAATTTAGACGAAGACGAAATAAGCATAACAACCGAAAGGTTGAGTTTGATGGGTATACTTTTGACAGCGTGGCAGAGTGCGCTCGCTACAAGGTTTTAAAGCTTCGAGAAAAAGCTGGCGAAATATTTGAACTCAATGTACATCCTAAATATATTCTTCAGGAAAAATTTCGCTCAAAAACGTACAAGTATCCATCATCAGACCCAGAAAAAGATATCGCTATACGAGCGATCACTCATATTCCTGACTTTGAATATTATGATTACGATCTTAAGCAAATTGTTGTGGAAGATGTAAAAGGATATCAAACAGATAGCCATTCTATAAAAATGAAGCTCTTCATCAAGAGATATCCAGATATAAGGTATATCCTTTACGATGCAAAAAAAGTTTAATGTGCGCCACAGAATTAGCTCACATAGCGATATAAAGGATGGCTCTTTGTTTCAGATGCAAAATGTTGTTGCCAAGTTAATGCAAAGTACTGCATGGCATCTGCAAAATGAGATGTCCAGTCATGGATGGGCTTTGATTTAAATGCATTATTTTTGCTGTCAAAGTCATGTCTATAGTCTCTTAATGCATCAATCAGTGTCTCGCATCTTGTCTTGTCAAAATGGCAACGCGGCAAAAGCGCTCGCAACGATTCTCTTCCTTCTGGCCCTACGATCTTAGGAGATGGCATCTCAAATTGAACCCCATGAGAAGCTGCAATCTGAATACGCTTTAAACCGTTTCCAAAATCATGAACCTCAATATCATGCGGAGGAAAATGATGCTTATACTGTATCTGGTTTTTTTGGGCAAATTGCTTAATGTATTCGCAATAATGAGGAAGGCCTTGCGTTCGATTATGATAGCAGTCAATAAATCTAAGCTCTCCCCCTGATGGTTGCATAAAGACTATTACTGTCTCATCATTATAACCAATGTCCCACCAAGTAAACACAGGAACATTTTTGTCTATAGGAATGTCTCTTATTCTTCCACTATCTTGAGCCGCATTTATCCATGACCCAAATACACTGCCAGGCATCTCAACGTCAAAAGAACAATAGTATTCTTGCTGTATTAACTCTTCCGGCATTCCTTCAGCGCGTAATATCTCCACTTCTGAATATGGTATTACTGGAGAACCATCATCCTTAACTGTTTTATCAATTCCCATACAAGTGCAATACCAATCCGGATTGTTCTTATTTGCCTGATAAAGTTTATAACCATGGTTCCTTCCACGCGGTGTATAGCAGAATATCTCTATTCCTTCATTCTGAGACATGATAGGGCGTAAATAGAGCCTAGCCATTGGATTTTGCAGAGGATACTCATCGTATGTTATTGATACAGGATTTGTGCCAACCAATGCGTCATAATTGTCTGTACCGCAAAGTTGAAAAATAGATCCATTCTTGAACTCTATATACATTTCCTGATTATCAACACGCTTTATAAGCTCGGACGGAAAATAATCTAAATACTTTCTGCCCTCATTGTCAAACCCGTTCCAGATAACTTTTCTAGCTTGCTTATGTTTCGGGAAAGTATAAAGATGTAAGCCAACACGTTGATACACCAAACCGCAGCATATGTTTAGATTATTTATCGTCTTTCCACTTCTACGATGCATGACCTGGATTATATGTTTTTTCCCATCTACAAAAATAGCCTTCTGTACTTCCTTTTGGTACGGCCTAGAGGAAAACCCATATGGCAAATCTACAAATGTTGGCATCTATAACTTAATAATAGCTGAGCAGTGCTGAGTGGGTCCCACTGTATTATGCGGTGTATCAGAACCTGAAGTTTGAGTAGACACAAAATTTGTATCACCACCCAACAAAGTCTGTCTCGGACCTGCACCGGTTCCAGTAGAAAGTGGTGTCACATGAGAGTGAGCCGCTAATTCTGCTACAGTTAACTGATGAAATGCCTCTCCATCATCTTGTCCCAACACTGGGGTATATCCTGAAATTCCTGTAGGAGCGCCATAATTAGCAAATGCGCGTCCCCTGCTATACGGAAGTGTTAATGGCTTATTTGCTGTAAAGTCTGCAAGAGCGCTAGCACCTAAGCCGCCGCTAACAGAGCAATAGGCGTTTGCTGTTGGAGAGCTAACTTTCTCCCATAGCAATGTATAAAGTGCCTGCGCTTCTGCGGATGCCAAAGAGGTAGCACCTGATGCTGCGCTTCCAATCGTACCATCATCCAGATATAACCATCCAGAAGGGACCGTAGTATCATACGTCAAAGCGGTAAATCCGACAGGAAAATCTAAACTCGCCGCTGAATTTGAAAGTTGGAAAAAGGTTCCATCATATATGAATTTCGCCACTAAACCAGCAGGTAATGCACCTGCCGGAATATCCGCAATTACACCATCAATAAACACCTTAATGGTAACAGCTCCCAGCCCATTCACGTTTAGAGTAGATGCCGTAGTATTGCTGTTAGCGATTTTTACATTTACATTTAATCCAGCATAATATGAGGAAGGTCCAGGCGAAAGCGTAACAATATAGTTATTTGCAGTTCCAGAGTCGACAGCATAACTTTCTTCCTGAATAGCACCAAGAGCAGAATGCACTGTGGTCGATCCAAGGCCGCTATCATAATACCCCACTAATCGAGCACCATCCGTACCCGGGTTATCATTGGCAAGCTCAGAACGCAATGCGCTCCATCCAGCCGACTCTTCTAATTCTACACCGATTATTCCACCGGCCTCTTTTTTCCAAAGCTCATTAGTGTCCAATGTTGGAAGCTTTAGGTTTTTAGTATCATTGAGTGCCGTATATTGATATTTTGGCGTGACCTTTTGTATATCAGTCCGAAGCTGTTGCATCAAAAGCATGATGTTATCGAAATCTTCGTTTAATGCTTCTGCTGTCAGCGCACTATTATCTAAATAATTAGCTGTACGCTCCATTGGTCTCTCGCGTATAATTGTAACCACATCATTAAGTGTGGCACCAGATGATAAGATTATTGTGCCACCTGAATCTATACCGACACCAGTAACAGTATAATCGGTATTCAAGATCAACAATTGATTCACATCATCTGGTGCATCCGAAGCACCACGCTTATAGACCATCAAGTCTGTTTCATCTAAAATTTTAAAAGTATAGGTGAAAATTGTTTGTGCTGCCGCAGCACTGTATTGGTTATATGTAACTTGATCTGTAACTGTCATTTTATCCAGCTCCTAAAGCATGATTTGGGTCAATTATAAATTTCTGACCAGTTCTTTCCTCTAAATTATCTTTCATTCTCTGAAGAGACCCAGGACTTAGATGCTCCTGTATGCCATAAAGAAATGCATAATTTAACGCTGCCCTAGCATACCATAAATTTAAAAATGGTGTATTATTTCTCGCAAATTGATATGCGGAATATGATGGGTCACGGCCATGAGCTATTTTATTAAATATCTGAGCAGCATCTGCAACATTTGAATAAGTAGGCCCTCCCAACTCTTCAGCAAGTCCGTTGTACTTCATCCACTGCCCACTTAAAAAGTCTCCATAAATCCCAAAGGAGTTCCCTCTAAGCATCGATTCAAAGAAATTATTTTTCTCTGTAGGATCTGGAGGCGTTTCACCTTTCGCTAATGAAATTAATGCCCAAGACAAATAACCATATACCGTTCCCATCCCCATAAGCTGAGCCAACTGTATGAACTCTTGGCCGCCAAAAGTCTCGCGACTAAACCCATACATTAGTGCTTTTCCGAATATTCTACCTAACTTTCTTCTAGTAAAAGATAAAGTAAATCCACGGAACTGCATTATTAATCTCGTGGCAATACCCATCGGGGTATTTGGATCTAAACCCTGATTCAACATTGCCTGCTCTCGCGCACTTGGCAACATATTCACATTCTCTGAATTATTCACAAAATAAGTCCTGAGTTGCAACTCCATATTCTCTTTAACTTTTTCTATTTCTTGTGGTGTTAACTCTGAGACATCTTTCCCAAGATATTGGGCTATGCTTTCATTGCTATAATCTCTTGCTGCATCTGGAAGGATATATGATCTACGTCCCCAGGGGGTTGCCAAATTTTCCTTAGATCGCATTAAATCCCATTCACGCCCCTCTATACCATGCTCAAATAATCTCTCCTTCAGCGACTTATTTAGCGCATCATAAGAGATGTTTCTGTTTTGCCACAAAAACCTGGACAGAGTTTGCGTAAGACTTCGATTTTTAATATCATCGAATTTTGTCATGCCACCAACACGAAAGAAAGTAGACTGCATTTTAGAGAAAGTTCCAAGGGTAGAATCTATTCCTGTGAATCCGCCAGCCATATGCTGCAAATAAGAATCAAAATAACCACCAGCAAGATCAGATACAGCTCGTGTTTCTTTTGAATCTATTCGCAAAAATCCTTTCATTACACCTGAAAAAGCTTTCCATTCGGACTCAAGAAATCCCATTCCGTTGGCTCTTAACTGATCGGCTGCCAAACCAATATCAGGAAAAGCTCTAAGTGCAACAGCGCCTAACTTTGCCATACCATTTAGAGATCGTATTCCAGTAGATATTTTTGCAATCATGTTGTCTAATGGAACCCGAAGGCTGCCGTTAATATTATCTACAGTATGCTCGATAGCCCGCAATCTCCATTTCACGGCGCCCTCTTTTATACCTCTTTTCAGCGCTTCTTCTTCAGTTTCCTTCATTAAACGTTTAACCATCGCATTTCCGTTTACCCCAAACTTCTGCATAAACCCAGCATTCTCAGAGAGGTTTTGGAATGATTTGGCAACCATTTCATGCAAAGATCCATGGCCATAAGTAGAGTTATATTCGTATGCTGATACGCCGTCCTTGAAATGAAATACACGCCTGGCACTAACGTTTTTTGCTATATTACCTGGACCTTCGAAAGTTATAAGATCTTTGGGGTCTCCTCCTCTAATAGTGTTATATCGCCCAATAATTATATTGTCAAAAGCTCCGCGTAAAAACTCATCAGGATTTCTACCCTTAAATGTTCTCGCTTGATCTAACCTAGGAAGAATATGATTTTTCCATTTATCATAAGCGGCATTTCTCCAGTTTAAAACAAAGTCTTCGGATGACTTGGATGCTTTTTTGATAGCTCTCATTAACTTTCTATTTTCGAAAAAGTTATCTGAAAGCCTAAGCATTTTATTCCCATCATGCATCTGAGACCCAATATATTCCGAAAGATCCCCAATAGCAGCACCAAACTTGTTTAATAACTTGCGGCCCTCCTCATAAGTCGCACGTAACGCCTCATAAATACCTTTAGCATGCTTGTTACCGGTATCTTCCCCAGAAGCCTCACGGAAAACATCTACCCCATTAACTGGATCTTTATAGGAATCTAAGACGCCTCGTCCATCCATCTCACTTATTAACTTTGGAAAGAAGTATTTTAACCATTGTCTCTGTAGAGCGGCGGCACTCATCTTGGCACCTTTTACATCTGTAACCCCCTCTATTCCATGAACAGCTGCCGATAACCCTTTAACTGGATTTTTAAATGCAAAACAAAAATCTTTAAGCTCCTTATGTATGCGCATATTTATAAGCTGCTGCCGAGTCCTTTCTTTAGTTATCGCCACATGATTTTCTGCTGCCTCATCAGTAGCTTTATTTATTGCTGAAAGTTCATCCAATCCCTCCGTTGCTTGCAACTCTTTTGCTCTGCTATTGATTTCCTTCAAAAGCTTTTTGCCAGTAGGAGAACCAACATGCTTTGTTATTTTCTCTAGAAAATTTCTATCGCACTTATTGGTCATATTAAAGTTCCCATACAATTAGCATAATCTTTCATTGAGGAAGCTATTTCTTCGGATGCCTGTAGATCTTCTGGAATTTTAGCGTAGGCTTCCTGTAAGTCTTTAGGAAGATTCTCTAGATGTGGCTCAATTTCAGCTCTAAGCTCATTAATATCTTTGTCTTTTATTGTGTTAATGCTTCTTTGCAACCCACGATGCTCTGCAATATCCATGTCATAGTTGCTCCATACTGATTTTAGATTGTCGGCAGAAGCTTTTAGAGCATTTTGGGTGACTGGAGATCTATCAATGCCTTGAAGAGACAATCTACCAAGATTATCATTAAGAGACTGAACGGCATTAACAACCTTTGTTGCATCTGCATTCGGCATTTCTGATAAATCAAAGTCACGATAAAAATTAACTGGGTGCTCTAAATTCGATATGTCTAATGGTCTTCCTTCCATTTCTGCTTTTGCTAGCTCTGCGTGTTTGCCTAACTCGTCTTGGATTTTTTCTGTTCCTTCGATTCCTTCCAGGTCTTCTTTTGCTTTTGATAGCTCATCACCAACTTTTTGAAGATCGGCAGGTTCTGCAATAGTTCTGGTTTTTTGAAAGTTTTCATTTAATTCTCCGCGCGCATTATCTGCTTCATATTGTGATTTAAGTTCATCAGTGCTTTCTGCTGGGCGGCGCGCATCATCAATAAAGTCTTGTTGATAAGCGCCATTTTTTATACTCATCTCAACATTTGGAGATTTCCCTTGTTCCAATTGGGATGCGGCCGCACGTAATGCTTCCACGTGAGAGGTTTTGGTTATAGCACGTCGTGCGGCTGCATCACCTAAAGCACCAACTGAAGTATGTATAATTCCGCCAAGTCCGGCATTTAGCAACAAACCCTCAAAAACCTGGTGAATGTTTGGGCCTTCTCCAGCATTTTTCTCGGTAATATAGTCTACCGTTTCAGATGGCAATGTTACAGCTGTGGCTTCTGCTGCTCCGACCACTCCTCTAGCTACCGCTCTTCCTAGGCCAGTTTCAGCCACAGCCGATACTAATGGTTCGCCAATTAGTTTAGCTGCTCTGCCAACCCCTATCATTGACCCCATATTTACAGGATCTTGTAGCCATCCTATAAATTTCCCAGCAAGTGCGCCAGCACCTTTTAAAAACCCGTTCGTTGTTCCTGATAAACGTCTATTAAAATCTTGTTCTGCATCAAATCTATTTGCAGAGATCATTGCCTGGTTACTAGTAACGCCTTTTGGAAAACTTATACCTGGACGTTTGAACTCGCTCTGTTCATATTCTTCAGAAGTCATCTGCTTTCCAGGATATTTATGTAACAGGTACTTCTCAACTAATTCAGGCGTTGTATCGTGCAAAACTCCCTGTTCTTGACGATAGGTATTAGTTGCACCCCAAAACCCAAGCGAAGGCATTTTTGCGAAATCTGGATCATCTTCTGTTTGTTGGAGCGGTAAAAATGGCATATCAAGACTTATCTATAAAACGTTCAAGAGTTTCTCTGTTTTTAGAAACATGTTCTGCGGTTATTTTACTGATATTGCTTCTATCCGACAACATATCTTTAAACGTAAATCCTATTGGTTTTTTGTCTATGGTTTTCACGGGAACCTTTGAGTCATCTAGAACCACAATACCAGTTCCGCTATCATTTGAAACAGGATATGAATGTGTTAACAAATAGTTTTTATATGATTTTTGATCAACATGTTCAGGAGACAGTGATTTAAAATATCCAGGAACCCTTAAACTTTTAGGATT